AAGTTTGTTGGGTTGAAGCCTAAGTTAATCTCGTCTGCTTCGACACAGAACACTGTAGCGGGGACAACACTTACGATAGCTAAACCAACAGGCACCCAAGAAGGTGACTTGATGATTGCTTTCATGGCGGCAGGTGCAGCGGTTTCATGGACTGATTTTACATTTACAAATATTGCTACACAGCCGGGAAACCCTTCTCCTTCACTTCGCATTGCCTATAAAATAGCAGGCTCAAGCGAACCTTCTAGTTATACCTTTAGTGGAACGGCGTCTCAAATAAGGGCTGGTTCTATCCTTACCTACCGTAATGCAAGCTACGATGCTGTCGGGGCATATGCTACTAACTCGGTCACATTGACCCTAACAGGGCCTACCGCATCAGAAGACCAGTGTGTTTTGATAGGGGTTGCTGCCAATGCGGCGGTGACAGCAAATGTGAGAGCTGCGCCGGGGATGGTTACTCGTGTGGATCAAGAAGACGCAACAGCACCTTCTTACGTTATAGCAGACGAACTTGTGCTTGCAGGTTCTACTGGAACTCGCTCGTTTAACTCTGGGAGCGGTTCAGGTACTGCCGGAATTCTCTTAACCATAAAACCTGCATAAAGGAAGAAAAAAGAAATGTATGTCCTAGCCCCCAATCAGAGTGTCCAAAAATTCCCATATTCAATTGGCAATCTGAGAAAAGATAATCCGCAAACGAGTTTTCCAAGAAACCCTAGTCTGGAGGCTCTGGCATCTTTCTGGGTATTTCCTGTTGTCAGCACGGTTGCAGAGTATGATCCCACAATGCAGACTGCCGAGCAAAGTGGGTGTGTATATAATGAAGACAATCAACGCTGGGAAACCACTTGGATTGTCCGAGATTTGACACAAGAAGAACTCGCTAAAATCTTGAACACAAAGATTAGTGACATTCGTATTGAACGGAACAGCCTTCTCGACGCTTCTGATTGGACCCAAGTGATTGACGCCCCTGTAGATCAGACTGCTTGGGCTGAGTATCGTCAGGCTCTTCGGGATATTACTTCTCAGGAAGGTTTCCCACACAATGTAGTCTGGCCCGTCAAACCCTAATCATACAGAGGATTACCACAATGTCTTTGAGGAAGAAGGTCACTGGTGCAGTTGCAGCCGCAGTTATTGTGTCAGCAACACCCTTCATTGCTAAATGGGAAGGACTAGAGACTAAAGCCTATAAGGACATTGTGGGAGTTCCCACTGTCTGCTACGGGGAAACTCGTGGTGTTAAGATGGGGGATACCTACACCAAGGAACAGTGCTTTGCAATGCTAGAGGAAGGTGTTGCTGACTTCTACAATAAGATACAACCCTGTATGACTAACAAGGACATTCCTATTGGTGTCCAAGCATCACTGCTAGAGTTAGGCTACAATGTTGGTGTAGGCGCTGTCTGTAAGTCTACCATGATGAAACTAGCTAACCAAGGTAAATACAAAGAAGCCTGTAGGGAACTAGACAAGTGGATCAGGGCTGGTGGTAAACCTATCAAGGGACTACAGAACCGTAGGGCAGAGAGTAAGATTCAGCTTTGCCTCAAGGGAATCTAAAGATGAGACTGGTAGCCCTCGCCCTAGTACTCTTCTTATCCGCTTGTGGGGGAAACCCTTTGTCCCTACTAACTGGTGGTGGCCCTAACGTGGCTGCTAATGTCCAAGCAGGTAAAGAGAACACCCAACAGGTTGTAGCCAATCAAACTAAAACAGAAGCAGGTCGGGATGTAGTTCAACAGTCCTCTCCTGTCGTCGCAGAAAATATCAAAGAAGTTACGATCCAACAGACCCCGATGTGGATGCTAGTCCTTCTTGTTCTCGGGTGGTTGATGCCATCCCCTAATGAAATCGCTAGATCAATAAGAGGGCTATTCAAAAAATGAACTACTTTGAGTATATCGTAGGTAGCTTGGTAGCCGCCGTCTTCTCTGGGATTAGTTGGTTAGTCCGTAGGGTACTCACAAACGAGAAGCAGATTGCGTTACTACAAAGAGAAATTATCTCTCGGGACGTTAGACGTGAAGAAGACCGTGAGATTATGAGGGATATTCAGAGTGATATGAAAGAAGTCAAACGAGACATTCTTGACCTTTACAAAAAGAACGATTTAGAATAACGTAAGCATTAAACAAAAAGCAAAGCCCCAGAGTTAGGACGATTGATCCTGACTCTGGGGCTTTTTTCATTTTAATCTTCGTATGCGTACCACAGTACGATCAGGACAAGGGCAACGAAAGCTAAAGAACCAATCATGCAGGATCACCCCATTGGTGGCAAGTGTAGATAACCCCATGCTCAGGTAGTTCTCCTGTCTTAATCTTAGCTTGGTTCTCTTCAATCAACCTTGCTGCACTATCGTCACACTGAGCAACATTAGAGAAGACATCAGGTGGAGAGATTGTCCTGCATTCGTCTAGGCTACAGATCAGGAATATGAGAGAGATCATGGTTCATCTGGTCCCTCTAACTCACCAATCAGACGATCAAGATACCAACGTGCTTTCTTGAGGTCTTCGACAGGTTTCTGTTTGTGACGCCAACGGTGCATGTACTTCTTGTTATTACCCTCTAGGAAACCCAGAAAGGCTTCGAATGACATGTTATCCTTGAGGTAGTCAATACATTCGATATTGCTCGAAGTGTAGTGATCTGGCTTGTTTACCATATCTACAGCTTCTTGTAGTGATTCAATCAAGGTTGGTCCGATGCTATCTTCCTCTATGATATGCCAGTTCCGTTGTGCATCCGTTTCGATTGACCACTTTAGTGCGGTTTCGCTAGTTCTCATTTATAGGTTCTCACTGTAGAAAGCTGTTATCCATTCTTTACATATGTCACTTCGCACGATGTCGTCAACACCAAACTCAATGACAGGGATGCTCATGTTGTATTTCTTGGCTAGGTGAATGGCCTTAGACAACCCAGACTGTTGTTTGATGTCAGACTGTCGAATGTCACCAGAGAGAACAAACGTACAGTTCTCACCAATGCGGGTAGCCAACATCTTAAACTCTTCAACAGTCAGGTTCTGGGCTTCATCACAGATCACAAAGGCATCATTGAAGGAAGACCCTCGCATGTACTCTAGGGGAGCCATACGAATGTTCCCGTTCTTGATGTCAGTGTCTACCTTGTTCTTCCCTAGTTGCTCTTCCATAGTGGTCAGGAGAGGCGATAGCCAAGGTCCATACTTCTCACCCATGTCACCCGGTAGGGAGCCTAGAGACTTACCTACAGAGACCGCTGGTCGGGTTAGGATGATACGTTCGATCTTACGAGCAAGGAGTAGATTGCAAGCGAAGGTGACAGGTATCCACGTCTTACCAGTACCACTAGGCCCAAGGGCAATAACCTGATTGCTAGTCTTTAGTGCATCTACATAGGCCCTCTGATTGTCATTGCGGGGGTAGATAGCTACCAACTTGGACATAGATTCTTCTTCTGCACCCTTGTACTTTGTTACCCGCTTACCTCGTGGTTTCTCAAGGGGCTTGCCCCGCGAACTCTGTTCTTGCGTCACTGGTCCAACTCCTCTAGGTATTCATACAACTCAGCATAGCCACCTACAAACTGGTTCTCGTGCCAAATCTGGGGTACGGTCTTTAGCTTCGACTTAGCCATCAGTTTGACGATCATAGGGTGGTCTGTGTAGAGGAAAGCCTCGTAAGGCTCTCCCCGATTGTTAAGTGCTTCTTTGGCTTTGTCACACCAAGAGCAATCCTCACGAGTGATGATGTAGTAGGTCACGTCAAGTCTACAATCTCGCAGGCACCACCGACGCAAGCAAAATGACTAACACCTTTGGAAGTGTCTTCTTTCTCGTAGTTACTCAGGTCAGCCCAGTTGATCCGTTCAGGCATAAGAGCAAGAGCATCAAGGTACTCACGTTCACTTACTTCTTGGTAGGGTGCTTGCTGGTAGCTATGGTCTGAGTGTGGCAAGAAAGACACACCTGATACTTCATCGAAGTGTTTGTAGACCCAAGCACCAACTTCCATCCATTCGTGATCCCGTACAGTCACAGTCACAGAAGGCTTATGCTCACACCAATGACGCTGATAGACCAACCACAACTGCAACTGTTCGATAGCAGTCATGTCATTGCGAGTGATAGCACCTACAGGAGACTTCTGTGGGAAGCTAAAGACAGTGGTGCTATCCGGCTTCATCACATCAGGCTCATTCGGGATGCCTTGGTCAATCATAAACTGCGTCAGAGGGTCTTTGTTATCACCACGAACAGTGCGAATGTAGTAAGCAGAGTGACGAGCGTGGATACCAGAAGCGGAGTCAACCAATTGCGATACTGTACCGGAAGGCTTGACGCAAGTAATAGCAGCAGAAGCAGGAATGCCAAGGCGTTCAGCCCATTCAGCATTAGTAGCAACAGCAACATCTTTCATATGCTCCAAGGTTTGTGCAAGGTCTCCACCACCAGACATAAGTTTGTTGTCCATGATGCCTGTCAGCGACACACCCAGCAGACGTTCAGCCTCAGTGTTATCTTTCCAGACCTTACGCAGATACGGGAAGTGTGTGTAGGTAGACTGAATAGTCCCAAGGATCGTAGCCAGCTTTACTTTCCGCTCCAAGTCCTCAAATGTGTCCGTAGCACGAACCACGACTTCTGTGAGGTTGCAGAACTGGTAAGGACGAAGAATAATCTCCGAACAAGGGTTAGTACCGAAGTCATAGCTTGCATCCCGACGACCATTCTTAGCTGCTTGCTTCTTACTGGCAGGACGAGAGAAGATACCACGCTCACCAGACTTGCTTTCGACAAGAGACAACCACTCACGCATGAAGGTTTCCATGTCAGGCTTCTCTGTGTAGGCTACAGAGTTGTTAGCCAATGCCCGTTGCTTCTGACCTTCCCACCAGCTACCTGACTTAGCATGACGCATACGATCATCAGACAGGTTCGACAAAGAAATCATTGCAGATCGACGGACACCACCAACAACTACAACCTCACCAATCTTGCACATAAGGTCATGGCATTCGATAGAAGACAACCGACGACCTTTAGCACCCACAAAGGTATTCACAGCGAAGTTGAACAATTCCACCAGAGGGGCAGGACCAGAAGCACGACCACCAAAGGTCTTGAGTTTGGCACCCGCAGGACGAACCTTAGATACATCCCACTGAGGAATCTCACCAGCATAGAGAAGGCTAATGAGTTGACGTAGGGCCTTAGCCCAACCTTCCTTGCTGTCCTTGACTACAACAATGGTCTCACTCTTGAACATCTGTTCAGGGACTTCTGGCAACTTGCTGATGTACTGACGCTCAACAGAGAAGCCAACACCAGTGCCACACAGAAGGATGAACATAGCTTCATCGAAGGACTTGGGGTCATCGACAGGCAGATACGAACAGTTGTAGCCAGCGGTGTTGTCACGCTCCAAGGCAGGACCAGCAGTCATAAGCGCCCGCATCGAAGGCATGATCTCAAGATCAAGGATAGCCTGTTCGATATCCCCGACTTCACCAGTTTTAGCTACACCATCAGCTTTAGGCGCAACAACATTGTCAATGTAGCGGGCAACAGTCTCAGCCCAAGTCTCGCGGCGGTTCTCTTCATCAATCCAACGGGCATACCGGTGTGAATAAAGGCTTGGTAGTCAGTAGGCAGGTAGTTGCTCATGTTATTCTTTCTTTTGTTCTAGTCAGTGATAATTGCGACACGATGGGGTTGGACGACGATCCTGTGTGTAGTTACGTCAGCCTTAGCGATCATAGGGTTCTGGATGGACCACTGTACCAACACAACAGGGACATCCTTGTCTTTGACTTTCTCTAGTCGTTCGATCAGTTCTTGGACTGTCATACCAGATCACTCAAGTCCACCTTGGGATAGTCCTTGTTCTTCTCAACCTTCCCATCTGCCCTACGTTTGATCGTACCATCAGGTTGATACATACGACCCATGTTGTTCTTGTGGACCCTACGCAGAGCCTCTTCTACATCCCACCCACGAGCATTAGCATATCCGTAGATCACATACAAGAGGTCTGCCAGTTCTTTGAGTTCGTCTTTCTTCCGAGAATCATAGTCAAGAAACTCGTAGAGCCACTCGTCGAACTCTTCTTCGATCAAGGTAGCGTACAAACCAGCATCGGGCTTCTGACCTGTAGCTTTACCGTATTCCTTCACCATTTCTGTAGGTGTCTTCTCTGGCTCTTGGGTCTCATACGACCAATACCCGAAGGCTTCTAGGTCATGTTCTGTAATCATTAGCCTCTTCCTCTGAATACTGTTGTTTCATGTGTAGCCCACTGAGGCCAGAAATACCAACAGAAGTTGTCGGCACTACTATGTTCACTATCCTTGATCCACTGAAGTCTGCCTACAGAAACAACCTTTTGGCACTTACGCATAGCATCCCCGAAGTAGATGTTGTGCATGTAGTCAGCAGGTAGCAGTAGCCAAGTGGGTTTCAAGGTGATGAAGTGAGATAGCATAGGCATCAGGATACTTCTGGTGAAGG